CGCTGGGGAGGGTGGGGATCATAGTTTGGTCTCTATCTTTCTCGCTGGGTCGCTGTCGCTTAGCAAGCGACGCGTGTAACGGTGCCATTGCGCTCCTTCAGGACAACACCGGGAGAACGAGTTACCGAACTCTTCACCATTCCAAGTTCTGCGGAGCAGTGTGACTCGACGGCTTTTCAGGCGCCGAGTCTCTTACCTCGCCACGGCGACCAGGGACGCACCTCCTCAAAGCGGAGGGGTGCGCGCCTCTGGCGTCGCGACTTGGTGGGTTCCAACCAAACCCAAAGCTACATCTGCGCTTCCTGTGGAGGAGGCGTTCGCCGCGCGCGCGCGCGGCGAGAAGCCGCCCTTCAAGGTCCTGGCGAGGGGCCCCGCAGGCCAGCGCGAGGTCGCGAATGCCTGGGCGGGTCGCGCGAGAGCGCGCGTAGGGCCCATGCTGAGGTCCCTCACGGCTGTCGCCATCGCGCTTGGCAACTCCGTGGCGGTCGGCACTGGCCGCGCAGCCGCCCGCGAGAAGTGGCTCTTGCGCTGTAGCCAGTACTCAGCTTCGGGGTCCCTCGAAGAGGCCGCTAAGCAGATAAAGGCCATGGCCTCGGAGTGCCGGGCAGCCTCGCTTACGTCGCGCCTGCGAGCCCCGCCCCTGGCTGTTAAGCTATTCGGCGCGCCCCCGGGCACGTCCTCAGACTCGTCCGCTCGCGCGCGGACAGAGTGGCTCTGCCAGGTCGCGTGCGCCGGCAGGGCACTCCCCGTCCCGTCGGAGTGTTCCGGGGGCAGCGTGGCCAAGGACGCGGCGTGTGCCCTTGACCTGCGGGCGACGCTCACCGGGGCCCCAGGTGGCCCAGCCCCTGGGGGACTCCGTGAGTTCGCTGCGAAGTTCGCTCGCGACCGCGCCTCGTCACTCCCACGGGCCCCGCTGTTCGCAGCAGCGCGCACCGCCTCCGCGTGCCTGGAACGCTCCAGGGCCGAGGGTGGGCTCCAGGCGGAGGCCATGGCTCGCCGCGCCGGGCAGCGGAGCGACGACTCGTCTGCGTTCGGGCCCTTCGAGGCTATCAGGCCCAATGCGCCCTCCGACGCTCGTCCCTTGACGCTCGAGGGCGACAACGAGCCCGGACCTAACGCCTCTGCCGCAGACGCGCGCCGGGCGGAACACCTCGTCGTGATGGCGGGCGTCGCCGCTACTGCGTCCGCGTGGCGAGAGGGTAGGCCCCTGCCTGCCGTCGCCTCCGTCCTCGCGTGCTCGGGGTGGAAGAGGCGCGCCGTGACCAAGTCTGCCGCCGACCAGCTCTTTGCCGCGTGCGCGATACGCTCGTCCTTATGGGGCCTGCTCGAACGCTACACTCCGCTGAGCGCATCCCTGCGGGGCGACGCGCGGGGGGCTCTGCGGGGGCTACTGCGGCGCCACGCGCATCTCAGGGCCGGAGGCTCGACCCGTCACCTTGTGTCCACCGACCTTGAGACGGCTACTGACGGTCTCCGTGCTTCGGCGCTTCACGCCGTCGTCGACGGCCTCTCCGACGGGGCCGGGCTATCGGACGACCTCCGAGACGCCTTCCACGCGCTGGTCGGTCCCATGCTCGTCGATGATTCCGCGGTCCTCTCGAGGGCGGCTGCCCTGCCCCCCTCGAGACTAGGCTCTTCCGCGACGAGGGCCGACCGCGCCCGGCTACTCGCTGCGGCGTCTTCTGGTCCGTACCTCACTACTTGCGGGGCTCTCATGGGCCTGCATACTTCGTGGCTTCTGCTTTGCGTCTGCCATGCGTTCGCGGTCCACTCGGCCGGCATCGACGAGAAGGATGCGATCCTCCTGGGGGACGACGCCACCCTTTCCGTCGTGCCCGCCCAAGATGTCGCCTACTGCGCGTCCTGGGTTCGGCTCGGCCCCAGGGTCCACCGCAAGAAGACCTTCAGGTCGAGGACAGGGGCGGTCTACGCGGAGAACGTGGGCCATGTCCGTGGCAGGCGTGGCCGTCGCGACGGCCGCGAGAGGGCCTCGGTCCGAATGTCGGTCGCCGTGCCGGTCCATGCGTTCTCCCTAGACCCCTCCGGGGCAGCCGCGCCCTGCCTCGACACCAACGTCCCGCTCTGGGCTTGTATCGGGCCCGTCGTCGTCCAGTTCGCCGAGCGAGGCTGTGACCCCGAGCGGCTTCGCTGTCTCGCGGAGTACGCATCCCCCCACGCGGCGAAGCGGATCGCTCGGCTCGGTCTTGAGCCTGGGCTTCCTAGGTCTCTCGGCGGCGGCGGGCTCCCGTGGATCGTTGTGAACAGCGCCTCGCGGCACTGCCGCGCCCTTTCCGCTATGGCCTTCCGGACCCCGCTCTCGGAGCTCGATCCCAGGGCTTTCTCCCGTCTGTGGTCGCCCAGGTCGGCCGACCCGGCGCTCGAGCTGGCATTCAGCATGGTGCGCAGGTCCGCCTCTGAGGACGACCCCTACGGCCGGGTCGGCGTGTTCGTCCGCGTCCCAAGGGATCTCGAGGGGTTCACTAGGCTGGCCGCGAGGACTAGGCTACGCGATGCTAACCTAGAGCCGGTCGGGGCCAACTTCCCGTCCGCCGCTGAGAATCTCGTGCAGACGGCGTTGCTTCTCGCGGACGACATGCGCTCGTTCATGCCCCGTCTAGACAAGAAGGACAAGCCGTTGCAGCATATTTCGCGCATGGCTAACGACCTGTTCAACCGCCTCGAGGTCGCGATGCGCGGGGTCCCCAAGGGGGCTTTTGACGCCGAGAAGGTCGCGTCCCAGCTCAGGTTCGTCGAAGAGTGCGTCCGCGCCGACGTCCCGTCGAGGTGGTTCTCGGTCCGCGGCGGTACCCCGCCGGCGCGCCCCGCAGGCTCCTGTTGCATCGATCCGGACCAGTTCCCTGTACTCGGGGGGCCGGTGCCCGCACGGGTGGTCGACGCAGAGCGCCTCCGCAAGTTCCACGAGGCCTTCCTCGACCTGCTAACTCAGCCCCGGGTCGCCTTGCCCGTGTACGACGAGTCTCCCGTGTGGAGATCCCGTGTCTCGGCCGTCCTCGGCGTCGCTCGCTTCGTCTACGCGAGCGGTAGGCGCCCTTCCGGCCGCGAGAAGGTTGTCCCCGGCCGTGCGGCGCCCAGGCCAGTCGGAGACACCTCTCTCGCCTTCGAGGAACTGTCCAGGGTCCGTAGGGCCGCCCTGTCCCGCGCCCAGGCCGTCACCGCGATGGCCGCTGCGGCGTCCGCGCAGGGGCCCG